TTCTTTGACTGGTCGCCCGGCTCATAGTGTTCCTGCACTATGCGGCATACCAGCCTGACCCGGTTCAAATAGTTCCTATGATGCTTCCGTTTGCCCATTTTTAATCCTCGTACGGTTTGATGTCTATAACAACAGTCTTTTTCTTGACGACACGCCCGCTGCCGTTGCATAACTGGCAGACATTCCCCTCCGAGTCTGTGAAGTTCGCGCCGGTGCCGCCGCAGTTGCCGCATATCTCGACCAACGGGTCGAATTCATATACTTTCGCGGTTGTTGGGATAGGTATTGTCTTTTGTTTACTCATTTTCTTTACTTTTTAAATTGTCAACATAATCTTTGAAGGCTTCCTTGTGCCTTTGAATATCGTATGTGCGCCCAAACTCGTTCGCTCTTGGCTTATGGGTGTTGTACTCCTGTGATTCATTCATCCTGATCTGGACGTATTCCCCGGCTTTCTCGCTGATGTAGCTGTTGAACCAGCCGACAATATCCTGCATCCCGATGCTGCCGTAAAACCTGCCGTATTCGCCTTTCATGGCGCGTCTGAAGACAATGTCAATATCGGCGGCGTTGATGTTGATGCCGGACTCAAGACAAACGTCGATAACCGTTGAGGCTATTTCCGCAATGCTTTCCGGGGGCAGTGGCTTTGTCAAGTTCATTACCGCTTCAAGCCTGACTATCTGCAAGACTATCACAGATGCTGTTTCCTCAAATCCGATGGTTTTCACTATCTTATTTATTGAAGGGAAATCGCTCTCAATCGATTGCCGCACTGTTACGATACCAGCATCGCGAACCGCCAGCGACAAAGCTGCGGGAGCCAGCGTCTTCTTAGAGATTACCAGTTGAGGTTTGTTTGAGGTAGTCGCAAGCGCGTTTTGCGATGTCTCCATAGTCATTCTGTTTTAAGTTAGCATAGATCTTCTCAAAATCCTTCGCCAGCCCTTCTGGGGTGAAACGGTTGTCGAAATACCACCTGTTTTTAAGCTGTTTAACAGCCTTTAAAAAGCCGTTTAAATTGGCTATGATGATGTCGGGGGTGATAACCAGGCATTGTTCGGCCTGCGCCTCGATGGTCTTCTCGTGGATGTGTTCAAGCAGCTGCTTCATCCACTTGAAGTCAGCCTTGGTGCCTGTGTAGCTGGTGCCTTTATATTCCATGTACCGGGCTTTGAAATCTTCAAGCGCACGGAACACGGGATAGACAAAGCCGTCGCTTTTCTTTCCGTTCATCGACTCAAGGATGGCGTTCATCAGCCTTGTCTTGTCATTTTTCGACAGCTTCAGAGCCTCGTTTATCAGTTCTGTTATTTCCATGTCTGCTGTTTTTGATGTTTGACATTTTGCGACGTGCGCATTCGGGGCACTCGCTGCCCCAAACACGCCTGTCATACTCGGTGCCACAGTCAGGGCAGATAGCCCATACCTCGTGGTTGTTGGTGATGTAAGCCATCAGGCTTCCTCCTTCTTTGGCTCGACATAGAACGTCTCATCCTGGACAACAGCCAAACCCACCTTCTGGAGGCTCTCAGCCACGTTGTCACTGTCACGGTCGGCAAGCAGCTTGTCTTTTGCCGGTTCGTCAACGGTGCGCACGTATGAAGGCAGGAACTCCTTGAGCAGGTTGGTGACGGCAGGCCATGTGAAGCCTTTCAGGGTCTTCAGCTTCGGCGTGCCTGTACGGAAGCCGAGTGTGCCGTGGATGGTCTCAAGGCTCTTTTTCTTGGTGAAAAGAACCTCGCGCTGCTCAACGGCGTACGTCTGCAGAACCTCAAACGCCTGTTCTTTCTCCTCGGTGAGAGCCGCAAGCTCTTCCTGGTACTTCTCGCGGATTTTCGTGAATTCTACATCCATTGTTGCCTGAATCTTCTGGATGCGCGCATCCGCTCTCGCGTAGTCGGCGAATGCCGATTCCATTGTCTCATTGGTGACGTTGCTAATCAACACCTTCTTTTTTCTTGATTGTGCCATAGTATTAGTATTTTAATGTTGTTTAATTAGTTTTTTTTGATGTCAATATACCATCGATGTATTTCTTTTCTTTTTGTGTCACCTTGGCTTTCGCCTCAGCGTGGTGAATCATTGGCTGGACCTCTTTTTCAACACGTTCCCTTTCCCTCTCAACAAGCGCTTCAAAATCGGCCTCGTTGATTGCCATAATTTTCAAGGTTACAGCATTGGTGCATTGTTTGCCGCCATTGTAGCCCGCGACTCTAATTGTCGCAAACTCCACCTTCATGCGCTTCTCACTCATTTCTCACCTCCTCTCTTCTCATTTGTCGTTGTTCTTCCATCCCGGCAACAAATGCGGTTTCAAGCAATCCCCATGTCGGATTATCGATAGGGTTTGCCTTTTTTACTCCATCCACATAACGTCTTGCCCTCTCATCATTATTTATCTCAACGAGCGACTGCCACACATCGTAAGTTCTCTTAACAGGATGAATATGGAATGCGAAAACATATTCGTTCTCAAATTTTGGCACTTCAGCAACACAACAGAGGTAGCCTTCAGATGAAAACTCGACTTTTAGTCTCTTTGTGCGCGGATATGCGTTGTTCAATTCCTCCACCTTGTCGCGGATTTCCTTAATCAATGCATCGCGTGACTTTTTGTCATAAATCAAGCAGTTCTTAAACTGGTTAACGAACTCTTGGATTTCGGCACACTTGCGGTTGGCCGCTCTCCATGTGTTGGGGCTTTCGATGTAGTAATTCATTTTTATTAGTTTTAATAGTTGTTTAATTAGTGTTTATTCCATCGGATACGGATTGTGGTCATCCTGTTTGCTGTATCCGTCGACTTTATCTTCATCGTAGTTCATAATGCTCAGTTTTCATAAATCCCAAGTTCAATTTTATCCTGGACACCGATAATGTGGTTCCTTTTGCGGAACTCGCCGTAAATTCTTGTAAGGTCACCAGCGCCGATGCGGTTGAAGTCCCGGTTGACATCCCCGATGCGCACAAGGTCTTGTGCCGCCTTGACAGCAATGCCTTTGGCGTATTCCTGACGCTGTTTAGGGAAGATGAAGTTATTATCCATGTACTCGTATATTGCAGCGAGAACCCTTTTGCGCAACAAGTCCAGATCATTGTCCCTGCGTTTCTCTTCCGCTGCGGCCAGCATGCCGTTCAAGCGGTCTATCATAAGCTGCGCTTCGTCGGTGCGGAGCTCTCTCATGCTTTGCGTGCGCCTGTTGGTCCATGCGTATATGAAATCATGGCGGGCGTCATCGTCATAGCCCATCTTCTTGAAGACGGCATACAGGCAGCGCCTCTGTCTGTCACTGATGCCGGTGTTTTTAGTCTCTGTAGTCATTTTTTAGTAGTTTTTATTATAGCTTCTGTCAATTTCCAAATGGTAGGTCTGCTGTGTCCCCTGTTCCCAGCGTCCGGCTTCCCGTGCTTTGGCGCATTCGAGCTTGTAGCAAAGCAGGCTGTATTGTCTGGTGTATTCCTCGAAATCCATCTCCAACCTGTTGTCGCGCAACTCGCAAATCTTCTTTTTTATCTCTACAGCTGTCATACGTTCCTCCCGTTCCAATACTCATCAGCGCCTTTCTTCCACACCACATAAGGTTCGCCGCCGCCGTAACGCGACTGCGCAAACGCCATGTAACCCTCAACGTAGATTTTCACAAACGCATCGTATTTGATGGCTTTCCCGACGTTCCCGCGCGGTTCCTTGCCGTCGGCATGCGACACCAGGATGAACATCTTGTGCGGGAAGTCGTTTATCAGCGTGGTGTAATCCTTATAGTTGAGCCCGGTATATTGCAGTGAGTCAATTATCACCACTTGCGGGCTGCGCTGTTTCGCCAGACGCTCACGCAGCATCGGCACCGTCTCTTTGTCCAACAGCACGAAACTGCGCTTCACGTCCGACATCCCGACATCGATGATTGCCTTCTGCATCGACAGGCTCAAGCCTTCCTCCAAAGAGTCGTAGGCAACGCGCACGAACTTTGACAGGTATTTCGCGAGCTGCAAGGCGAAACGTGTCTTCCCGTTGGCCGAATTCCCCCAGATTATCCATCCGCCTTTCAGTTCGGGGTTCCCGATCGAGGAATGCCATTCGCCATCGAATGGGAGAACCTGCGGTTTGTAGTCGCGGATGTCATTAACCGTCAAAGCGCGTTTTGTTGCCATTTCTATGATGTTTAAGCCCTTTATTTCATAAGTCCGAGTGTGGCGTGTATCTTACGGCGTACACGGCGCAAATCGCCAGCTGATTCCTGAATTATAGCGTCTATGTCTCCAGGTTCATTTATGCCGTTGGCGTTGCAAATGGCTGTGATGTCGGCCGCCGAAACGCCTTTCAATTCAATGCACTTCCGACCGAGACGCGACCATATTTCTTTGTAACCCTTCTTGTTGATTTTGATGCCGCGCTCAATGCGCTTGCAGAGGTGGTTGGTGGCGCACAGGACTATACCGCACTCATCCTCAAGCTGGTTGTACAGAGTGATGAAAAAGTACAGTACCTGGTCCGACAGTTTGTCGGCTTCGTCAAGGATAAGGAGCGGTGATTCCTGCATCTTCAGGGTGCGGACTGCCTCGTGCATCATTTCGCCCACCGTGAACCCGGTATAGTCGCGCCCAAGCGCCGCCAGAAGCTCAGAAAGGAACATTTTGCGGTTCCAATATTCAGCACAGCAAAGCGCATAAGCTTGTTTGGTGTTGGCGACGTAATTATTGATGGCAAATGATTTGCCAGTCCCCGCCTCGCCTGTAATAGCTATCACAAGTGAGTTTTCCTGAGCGTCGGCAAGGTATTGTTTCATACGCTTGAAGCCTCTTATTTCAACGGCTTCCCATTTACTTTCCTTGAACCCGATTTGCGCCGCCACGTTGCGCCACATCTCATCCTTGATAAGTTCCCAGTTGCCGTTAAGCATCTGGCTGATGGTGGCTGGTGACACGTTCTTGAGGCTGTTTGCAGCCTTGTTTTGCGACTCGTAACGTCCGCAGTAATCGCGGAGCGCGTTGGCGATGTTTTGTTTTTTGATACTTTCCATAACATTTAGATTTTATAGTTTAACATTTAATAACCTGCATATATGCTTTCCTCTTCCGGCTCAAACACCTCACGGGCGCTTATCGCGAGACGTGCGGCGTTGCGCCTGTCTTTATGCTGGCCGCGTGAGTCGGTGATCATGAGCTTCTGGAGTGTCGAAAGAGCCGTGTTATTTTCCAGCAGTCCCGCTGCCGTCTCAATGTATCCGCCAAGTTCATCAACAATCCTGTTCTCCTGTCGGCGGTTGAAGTCGAGAACACGACGCAGCTGTTCGGCGTCGCCTTCCTTGCGGTCGGCCAACGCCATTGGCTGGACGTATTTTTCCTCAAGCATGAAGCGCAGCGTCTCATCTTCGTTCACGGCCAGAACCTTTGTCCTGTCGTCAGGATCATAGCGCACCTCCCAATGTGCTGAAGCGTATTTTCTGAAATCTGGGTCGAAACAGTCGTAGTCGTGTTTCACACCGCCTATGGTAATCTTCAAGCCGCTACCCTGCAAAAGGTTGCGGTTGCCTGTTGTGGCACCGAACAGCATAAGATATTGTTCGTATGAAAGCTCTGTGAGACGTTCGGCCGGTGTGTCGTTGAAACAGGCGACGTATTCATCGTGCAGCTCCGCACGTTCAGCCTCAAGGAATCGCACCAGTTTTGCACATAATTCCTCATAGGTCGGGAAGTTGTGGCGCTCTTTATTGAGGTATTCCGAGTTGGGCTGGAGTTTTTTGCTGCTTGTCACGCCGAACCCCGACCAGTTCTTTTCAAGCTGGCAGTACTTCTTGTTGAAGTATTCGAACCAACGTTCAATAATTTTGGCTTTTGCGTTTTTCACAGCTGCTGGTGTCGCCACCTCCGCCACACCGGTATAGGTCGGCATCATCTTCTTGATGGCGTAGTTGTCGGACTGGACTTGTGCCGTGCGGTACATCGTGCCGAACAGCTGCGCCGTGTGCTTCGCGGCATTGCGCAAAGCCTCTTTTATCAGTTCAGGCGTTTCGTGTGTGCCAATGGCATAACCGATAGGATATTTGCAGCAAGCGTCCAGTACCACGACGATAGTAGGGCGGTTGTGGTAAACAGTCACACCTTTTTCATTGGTTGTCTGATACATAAGCTCGACATCCCAACCGTCAAGCGTCCAGAACTGGAGCGGATAAACCGGTGCTTTGCGTTTCACCTGCATAGCCTTGTTGTTGCGGTATGCTGTGGCACCGTGACGGCGTGCGTATATGACATCGTCGAATTTGTCGCGCCACACGGCGACGGTGCCGGCGCCTATCTTTTTCCACATCATCTGTTCGGCCAACATGTTGTAGAGGCGCGACACCTGTTCGTTGTCGAGGTTGCGCGGGTCGCTCATCAGAACCATCAACGCGCTCTGCTGATTGTAGTCGGCAACCTTCGCAGCGTTCTTGTGCTGTTCCTTATATGCCTTGTGTATGAGGCTTTCAGGGCCTTCGTCGATATATTTCTTGTATTTGCGCTCGAGGCTCCGGGCGTTGGAGGGTAATGCGTGTGGGTAAATCTTGGTGTCAAGAGCCTGCACACACACCGAAATCTCATCCCAGAAGCGCGTTGCCGCGTGCCCCAGAGCCGTGCGCTTCGCATGACGGTTGGCGATAAGCTTCTTTATACCGTCGAAAATGATGGCGTTGGCGTAATACTCGCGCCGTTTGTCGGGTGGAAGGTGACGGCTGCCCTCAATGACGTAGTCGTCAAAAAAATGTGCCGTTTGCGACGATTGCTCAATGCAGTCTTCAACGGCGTTTGTCTTGGCAGTCCTGTACGGATCGGGCACCAGCTCCAGAACCTTCGTCTTGAACCTGTCCGGGAGGCTGTCGAAAGCCACCAGCGCGGGCGTGCCCGCACAACCTCTGCGGACAACGTTGATGTCGCGATGTACACTCAACCAGTTATAGTTGCTTTTGCTCATAACATTGTTATCAATGAGCCATCGCGATTCAACCGTTAATACATTATTGTAATACTGCATTTTATTCACTTACTTTAAAAACAACATTAAGCGGTCAAAAGCGCTCCTCCGCCTAACAGCGACAACCCCACAAGCATCTGCCAAATCTGGGATTCGCTGTCGTCAACAGTTGTGAGCAAAAGGAATATTCCTGCCACTATCATTGCTTCGCCGATAGTTGTTAGTACTGGTTTGATAAGTTTTAGTGCCTTTTTCATAATTTTTAGATATTTAATAGTTATTTAGTTTCCTGAAGCATGACACCGCCGTTGTCGAGAGCCATTTTGCGCATCTTTTTACAGGCATCGCTATTGCGTTTGAAATTGAGCGCCAGCGAAAGGCTCATTGGTGACACGCCGAAGGTTTCCCTTATCTTCTTCCGGGTGTCGCGGTCGGTCAGTTCTATTTTTTTTCTCATCGTATTACTTTTTTGTATAATTTTGTCGGCGGTGTTTATTGTAAACAACCGACATGCAAATATAGATAATAATCTAATACGATGTACAATTTTTTAGATAATAATCTAATTTTTTATGGGTGCAAAGTCTAACTTATTGAAATACATAGAATTAAGAGGGATAAAAAAGCAGGATTTTTATAAAAAAACTGGCTTATCCAATGGCTTTTTGGATAAAAACGAGAACATTTCCTCTAATAATATCGAGATTATTATCTCAATTTACGCCGATTTATCAGTTGAATGGTTAATCACCGGTAAGGGAGATATGCTCAAATCTGACGAATCGGGCGCTATAAATAATGATGTTATTGAA